GTTGAGCGGAATGATCCACGTCTGGCCGGCAGCGAGCGGATAAGTGTTGAACAGGATAAACGGGGTGGCTTGGCAGTCCTCGATAGTGACCGTATGCTGGTTCGCCGTATCCGTGTTGGCGATCGTCAGCAGGTTCAGATCAACGTTAGCGTTGGTCGTGCCGCCTTCGAACACAGCAGGACTGGTAAGGGTAGCGGGGAGCGGCGTGCCTGTAACGTGGAAGGTGCGGTTTGACTGCGCGGAGACCGTATCGAGCACGAGCAGGGACGGGCGCAGGGAGAGGATGATGATGATCGCGGCGATCACAACAAGAAAGACTAAGCCGCGCGTCATTTATGCACGTCCTTTCCGGCGAGGTTGGTAACCCGGGTGACGCGGACCGTCCTCTATGAGCGGGACGTCCTCTGTGACCGGGACGGCAACCGAGACCGGCGGGAGGTCAACCTCGGCCTGTAATCTGGATACTACCTGCGCCGGCACGTCAGGCGGTGTGGGAACGGTCTCGACCTCTCCTCGCGGCACAATCGGTGTGATCATCCGTGCCTCATAGAGCTGGCGGAGCCGGGCGCTGTTGAGATTTGGATGCTGCGGGACGGGCGTGCCAGGCAGCAGGTCGACTCCGTCTACACGCATCGGGCGGAGATAGACTTCGAACTCAGGCATCCCGCAACGGGTGACCTTGGACCATGGTGTGAGCGGGTGGTACATGAGAAGTCAGGTGCTGGTTAGCTGATGACCGAGGTCAGGTAGGCGCCCATCTCTTTGCCGACAACCTTCTGGTCGTAGGCGGCATCCATCTCGACGCGAGTGCTAGCGATCGTGTCGATGTAGAACGACTTGATACGGGTGCCGTTGGCGGCCGCGCCGAAAAAGCCGGTCCAGGCGAAGGTATAGCCCGAGGCGGGAGTCATCAGACCGGGTGCGACCGGGGTGTAGGTGAGTAACACGCCCTTGCCATCGACACCCGACGCGCCACCGATGAATTTGTTCAGTTCGCCGGCGTTGATGTCGGTGCCGCCTGAGTTGGGGCCTGCCTGCTCGCCTGCCGTGTTGAGGATCGAGTCCATGACCAGGACGCGGTCCACTTCGAACAGCGCGGCCATGGCCGACATGTTGACCTTCGCGGGGCCGTCTGGGGTCTGGCCGTATTTCACACGGTCGATGAACGACGCGTGATCGCAGATGATGTCAAACACCGGCCGGCCCATGACCATCGTGTTCGGCCTGAACCCGCCTGACTTGAGCTGCACCGCCTGCTTGAGCCGGCGGATGTCGGTGATCGGAGTGGAGGTCGAGTTGTCCCACTGCAGGAATTGGCCGGCGGTGGGGCCTGCGGAGACACCGGTCCAGTCAGTGGCCCAGACGCCGGTCGTGAAAAACGAGCTCGCCCAGTCCACCTCACGCGAGATGAGGGCCTGGTTCACGAGCCAACGCGTAGCCTCGACATCTAGATTGAAGATCGAGTCGGCGTTCGAGCGGATCTGATCGTCGATGTCGCGGTGCAGAGCCCAGACGTCGCAGGAGTAAGTGGCCGTCGTGTCGATCCGGTAGCCACCGCCGGCAGACTCGGTCGACGGAGCACGCTTGGCCATCAGGTTACGATTGAAGTCGGCGCGGCTATAAGTCGCGTACCGATCCGACTGTTTGGCGACGGGGACGATCGGGAACACGCGGCTGGCGACGAAGGCGGACTCCTCCTGCGCGTACATCAGGCTGAGATTCGATAGGAGGGCGTTAACGTGGACATCGGTTAGGGTCGGCTGAGGCATTACGTTCTCCTCTACTTCACTTGGCTGCGCCCGCGTCCCTAACTACACGCGCGCAGCGGAAACCTCTACTAACTACACGGCTGCTAAACTACACGAACGCAGCATTGCTCGGCAGCAGTTCGACCGAAACGATCGCGACTGCGGCCACCGAGGTTAACGACTCGAGAGCCTTGGCGACCGCAGTGCCCGCAGCGACGGGGGTCAGTGTGCCGCCAGCCGCCACCTCGAGCAGGGTTACGCCCGCCGTGAGGGTCTGGTTGGCAGCGATGGCCGCCTTGGTCACGCCCGACGCCGCATAAGTGCCCGCCATGTTGGCGGTCGGGTTGTCCTGCAAGATGCCATCAATTGCCTTGCCGGCATTGGCCAGGCCAATCTTGCCGCCCGATACGGTGCTCACGGCGTAAAACTGCTTGGCGGAGAGGTCGGCATTGGCAACGCCGGTCCGCCTGGTAAATGTGAGATATGCTTCGACAGCCATGGATAGATCCTCGTGTCAGCGGTGTCAGCGGACGGTCGACAGATTCAGTTGCGCCAGGAAGGCGGTCACGCGCTCGCCGTATCTGCGGGCGGCGATCGGGTTGACCATGCTCGCGTACCGCTCCTCTTCGTACTGCTCGTAGATCTGCGGGTTGGCGCGCAACGTCTGTTCGATAGCCGCGGACATGGTGAGCGCGCCGTTCGCTCCGGCGCGGAGGGAATGAGCGGTACGGATAGCACCCTCGAGCGCGGAAGTGGAGATGGCGCCGAAGTTCGGGTTCACCCCGTTAGCCGCGGATTGGGTGGCGCGAGCCTCACGTAGTTGTTTCCGCACTTCGGCAAGAGGAACTTGGTCGAGCACAAAGCCGGCGGCGCGTTCCGGACAGCCGGCGATCGTGCACAGCTCGGCGACCTCCGCGTAAGGATAGGCAGCAGCCGGTGCCGAAGCGGGGGAAGTGGGGGAGGTGGCGGCCGGTGCCGGGGCCGGGGCCGGTGTCGTAGCCGGTGTCGTGGTGACGGGAGTGGTTGCCGCCGGATCCGGAGTTACAGCAGCGGTAGTCGAAGTCGTGGCGGGAGTAGCCGCCGCCTTTTTCTCTTTCTCCATGTCGTCCTCGTCGTCCTCGTCAGCGTCGTCCTCTTCATCCTCGCCGTCGCCGGTGCCGGGCTTGGGCGACTTCGCCTCGTCGTCCTGTTCGTCGTCTGGTTCGTGCTTACTCATACTGGTATCCGCACTGGTGTCCGCACTAAGACCGTTCTCAGGAGACATTGTAGCATCGGCTTTCAGAGTAACCAGGGACTTAACACCTTCGATCTTAGCTGTCAACTCGTCCAGAGCGTCCTCGTAGGTGCCGACCGCATCCGCCAAAAGAGGGATCGCGCCCTCGGCAAAGAGGAGTGCGGCGTCCGTGTCAGCGATGCGGGAGGCCTTCACACCGCGGTTGCGGGCCACGGTAGCGACAAACATCTCGCCTTCGCGATCGACCTCCGCCTGGATGTCCTTCAAGGCGGATCTGGATAGCGGCTCGTGCTCGTTGCCGTCAACCTTCTTGCTACCAAAGTGGATATAGGTGTATTTGTAACCATACTGCTCATCCGCACCCGAGCGATCCACGTGCAGAGCGAAGACGCCGACCGATCCCACACCGCCGGTGCGCGTGACATACACGCGGTCCGCAGCGGAGGCGAGAGCGTAGGCGGCCGAGGCGGCCAGGTCGTTGGCGGCCGCGAACATAGGCTTCGTGCCGCGGGCGGAGTGGATCATGTCGGCCAGCTCGAAGCAGCCGTGCGTCGAGCCGCCGGGTGAGTCGATGTCGAACAGTACGCCGCGGCAGGCGCTGTCGGACATGGCATAGTTGATAGTCTTGCTCAAGCTTGAGTAAGAGGTGCAGCCGGAGAGAGCCGACATCCAGCCGCCGCGCTTCATGAGCGAACCGCGGACGGGGATGACTGCGATGCCGGCCTCGGTCAGATCGTATGGGCGGTCGTTGGCGGAGGAGGATGAGCCTGAGGAGCTGGGTGTGTCGTCGTCCTCATGGTCCCAGTAGGCGATCAGTTCGCGCACCCGGGCGCGGTCGGACTCGGAGTGATAGTGGCCGCCGATGGCGCCAGAGGTGAGGAGCGCGTCGATTGCGGCCTGGTCCACGGTGAGCCGCGGGCCGATATAGCCGAGGATGGCCTCGAGCTTCTCCGGCATGATGGCCAGAGGGGTGTCGAAGACCATCGACGCCAGGTGCATAAGCGGCGGGGTCGGTCTGAGACTGCGGGGTTTGCGAGCTCTAACCAGGGGCATGTTAGTAACGTCGCTTCGGTGACTCGGGGATTGTCGTCTCGGGCCTGGTGGTCTCAGGTTTCCTGGTCTCAGTCGTATGAGTGGAGGCCGGCTGTGCCTGTTTCTCCGCCTGTTTCGCCGCCTGCGCCTGCTTGCGCTGCTCCCTGCTATGCTCCTGCTCGGCGTGCGCGGTGTACGCGGTGCTCTCGAAACCGTCCTTGAACTCCATCAGAGCTTCCAGGTCGCGCTTCGGGATGTCGCTCAGATGGTCGCGGATATAGCCGGTGATCGCTGTGCAGACCATGATCTCGGTACGCGTCTTCTTCTCCTCGGCCGTCTCTTCTGGCTCGGCGGGCTGTACGGACTGTACGGGCTCCTCTTTGAGCTTGGATTCTTCAGAGGTGGTGGACATACGTCCAGTGTATAACCCGACTACTAACGCATCCGCGTAGTAAGTCCTTCAACCTGGTCAGCGGGGTCTAACTCGTCATCTTCGGACTCGCGTGCGCGGCTGGCAGCCTTGGCGGGTGCCTGTTTGGCAGGTGCGGGTGCGACAGGCACGGGCGCCGGTTTAGTCGCCGGTTTAGTTGCCGGCTTGGGAGGCGCGGTCTTACCCGGTGCGTCGATGCTCTTAGCCACCCGGGTCTCCTGACCGGCCGCCTGATCCGCCACCTCACCCTCCGCCGTCTCACCACGCGTCAGGACCTCATCGGTGCGCGAGTCGTAGACCAGCTTGTAGCCATCGGCGCGCTTGTTATCCGCCTCCTGCTGCGCGTCGATCGTGGCTACGTCGCCGCCGGCCTGCGCCACCACGTTCTCGCGCGAGTCGAAGCCGGCGCGGACGTTCATCAGGTTGGCCTCGGCGTCCTTGACCGGATCGATCCAGGGCCAGCCGGGCATGCCCCAGGCAATGTCCATGTACTGGTCGGGGTCGGAAGCGTAACCAGGGAGCGATAACTCGCCGGCCAGGACCGCCTCGTCGAGCCACCAGCGGACGATCGGCTCGATCGCCTGGCTGACGATGACGTTGAGCTGGAATTGTTCGCACTTACGGCGGAAGTCAAGCAGGCCGGCGCGGATTGAGGAAAGATTGACGCCGCGCAGGTCGCCGGTGATCTGCTCGTAAGTGGCACCGCACCCGGCGGCGAACTGATGCAAACTGACGCTGAGGAAGGCCTGGTAGTCCGACTCCTGCGGCAGGTTAGGGAACACGACGTCTTCGCCCTCGAACAGGACCTGGATGGTGCCGCTCTCGAGCAGAGACTGCTGGACGCCAGGCTCGATCATGCCGTTATTGGCCGGTGTGGCCGGCTCGCCGGTATCCACGACCTTGGCGTTCGGGTCGGGCGGTAATGGATTCGAGTCCGGCGACACCTTCTTGATCCAGGCCGCGAACATGGTCTGGATGATCTTTTTTTGCACCGCCGCGTCGGTGTATTTGTTGATCTCGTGGAGTAAGGCGAGGGTAGAAGCCAAGTGTGGCTGGCCGCGGAGCTGGCCTGTACGGAACGGTTTGTAGACGTGCAGGATCTCGGTGGCGGGGACGCGCACGAAGGTGAGACCGGATAACGGGTAGAACATGGTCTCGCCGGGATTCTCACGATACATGTGGTAGGCGGTGCGGCGATTGTCCGGGTCGAACTCGATGCCGGTGCGCACGCTATTACCGGCCGGCACACCGACGAACGCGTCGCCGGCGGTATACATGGAGCGCCACACGGGGAGCTGCTCGCCTGGGATTAACAGGAGCTGGAGAGGGACCTTCAGGCGTTTGTCGAAGCCGTCGCGGCGGATATAGCGGCGGATGAGCACCTCACCGGCCTCGAAGAGCTCACGCGCGAGGAGGGCCTGCAGGCCATAGAACGACGAGAGACCGTTGGCATCACAGGCGGTGGTCCGAGCCCATGCATCGAAGGCCTTCTCGATTTTCGCTTTGAGCTCGATGTCGGCCAGGTTCCAGTGCGGCCGGATGCCGCGGCCGATGATCTGGCTCTCGAAGTTATCGACGGCCGACCTGGCCCACGGGTTGTTGCGGATCTCGTCGCGCGAACGGGCACGGAGGATATCGAGCGATACGGTTAGGTCGGTGGTCGGCCCCTGGCGCGATGGTTGCCAGCCTTGCAGGCGGCGGGTGCTGGTGGCGGCATCATACGGCTGGCCGCCGCTCGCCCGGCGGGTGATGCGGTTAGGAACGGTGGAGGTGACAGGGGTGGAAGTGACAGGTGCCGAGGTAACAGGCGCGGGCGAAGGAGCGGACCCGGGAGTAGGAGTAGGTCGACCAGCTAACTTGTGCCAAACGGAGGACCACGCCATCTCCTAAGTGTAAGACGTGCCTCGGTGCGTGTTGAAAAGTGGCTAAAAACCGGTCTCGGTACGCATGCGGATCTGCCGGACGAGCGATCCAGCCGCTTCTCCAGGTGTAGGAGAGGCCGCATCGGCAGCGATCAGAGAGCGGAGTTTGAGCATGTCGTCGACCGACTGATACTCGACGCGCCGGTCCTGGAATTGGACCACTTTGACGCCGGATTTGATGGCGGCGTCGAGCGCATCGAGGTCGGCCGAGGTGAAAGGCACGATGACATTATAGCGAGCCGATACCGAGGCCTGAAAAAGGCCCGGAAATGACCCGACAACGGCCCGAAAACGAACTGAAAAATGACCAAAAAACGGCCAAAACGGGCTGAAAATGACGCAAAATAGGGTCAAAACCTCATGTTCTGACTGGGACTGCTGGGACCAAAACAGGACCTTTGGACGGCGTCAAAATACTCGAAAATTAGCCAAAACAACGATAAAATGGACCCTATGCACCGAATTACGCACCGAATTACACGCCATTTTCCACTGT